ACCCTTAGGACTCACCCATGCATCGCTACAACATCGAAGCCCTGGCCCATTTCCCCTGGATCGCCAGCTGTGACACACTGCGCCCAGAGGATCTACTCCCGAAGTTCTGGTCAGTGGCTGAAGTGCTGGCGCTGGCGGCAAACAAACCAGAAGTGCTCAGCCCTGCCACGCTTGCCAGCCTGGCGAAACTAGTCGGCGAGGATTCCCGAGAGTCTGACTGGGACGACGCCGAAGCCAGCGAGACCCTAGAAGAACTGACCGAAGCCCTGCAGGAATTGGCGCCCGTTGGGTTCTACTTCGGGAGCCAGGACGGCGACGGCGCTTGTTTCGGCTTCTGGCTGGACGAATCCTGGGCCGAAGCCCTGGAACACTTCGGCTTCGGGAACGACAACCCTTCCGGTTGGGCTGACCTGATCGCTGAGCTTGACGCGGACGGAATCGATCCCGATACGGTGGAGGATTCCTACTGTGGCCGTGCTGAGGGTGTGACGGAAGAACGGGCCGGCGCAGACTACGCTCAGCAGCTGGCCGAGGATCTGGGCGTCAAGCTCGATCAGATGGAGTGGCCGCTAACTTGCGTCGACTGGGCCGCAGCCTGGAGAGAGCTTGAGATCGGCGACGGCTACCGGTTGCACAGTATCGGCGGCGGTGACTGGTTGGTGTTCCGTGCAGTATGACGCCAGCACCGCCACCGATCAACCGCCCGGCCACTGTGCCGGGCTTTTTCGCGGCGCTCGCTGCGCTCGCTTGCGAAACGTGATAGCAGGGCCGCTTATCATTGGCACAGATAGTTTGTGACGCAAACCGTGCCGGAATCTGAGGGCCAGGAAGTAACGAAACCTACGACCGTTGCCAACGATGAGACTAAGCGTTGGCGCGGTGGACGGCCTATCAACGCAGCTCAGATGGAAGAACGCGTAACGGCCGCTTACAACCTGATGCTCACCGGTGGCAGCCGCCGCAGCAACGCTGGCCACCTAGCCTCTCGCTTCGGTGTCAGTATTCGACAGGCTGAGAACTACATCTCAGCAGCGCAGCAGCTTCTAAAGACAGACTTTGAGGGCCAGCGCGACGAAATTCTGAACCAAGTAAATGCGCTTCGTATGACAGCAATAAACAAGGCGCTTAAGCGCGGCAACCTGCAGGTCGTGGCGCACTTGCTCGACAGCGTGGCGCGTAGCTTCGGTGAGGGGAGCCAGGAGACCCAGGCCGCCGCGGCCCCCGTGCTTCGGGTGGAGATCGACGACAAGCGCGGCGCTGAGTCTTAGGTTGAGATCTAGCGTCTTAGGTTGAGACAGTAGACAGCTGCACCACCGGCCACCGCTGCCCTGGCGCGTGCCGCTGCTGTGTCTATACTGTGCAAGACAACAACGGACGCCGACCCATGGCCCACCTTCCCCGCCTCACCGTTCTTCCCCTTGCTGCCCTTGCTGTGCTCACAGCCTGGGGCCTGATGCTCACTGGTGCTGAGTCTGTCCAGCTGGTGAGACTGTGCCAGGCGAACGGCAACCCCCAGGCTGAGTGTGAGCTTCGCGCTTACGGGCGTTAGGCGGCGTTACAGCTCGTGACAGAATCGACCCTACCCCTTGACGGGGGGCAGGGTTCGGATTCTGCGGGCGTGGGGGTGCCGGTTAGGGAACCTACTGACACATTCTCAATTTCTTCTACTGTGCTAAACTAAAGACTCTTCTGTACTACAACCCCATGCTTTCCATCGCTCTGGTGCTCGCCACCGCCTACCCAATCACCAAAGTCGGCTCCGCCTGCCCCTACGGCTACATCTCCCAGGGTGGCTACTGCCTGCCCATGTCTTCCATGCCCCAGCGCGTGCTCGCCACCCCCAAAACCACCACACCCTGCCCGTTTGGAACGTACAGCGCCGGCAACTACTGCACTTGGACCCCACGCCCCTAGGGGGCAGGGGTCGAAATCGTGTAATACCCTAGAAGGTACCCGTCTACTACAACATGCCCTCCGAGGCTGGCGCACTATCGCTGCGATACGCCCAAGGCCAAGTTTTTAACAGCCGCAAACGTTTCCGCGTCCTAGTTGCCGGCCGCCGTTTCGGCAAAAGCTACCTCTCGTGTATCGAATTATTGCGCGGGGCTATCGAAAGGCCGGGCGAAACGTTCTTCTACGCGGCCCCTACATACCGGATGGCGAAGGACATCGCCTGGAAGGTGATGAAAAAACTGGTCCCCAAAGCCTGGATCAAGAGCAAAAACGAGACCGACCTCAAGATTGAGTTGGTCAACGGCAGCACGATCGAACTAAAGGGCACCGAAAACGCCATGGCTTTGCGCGGCCGAAGCCTGGCTGGCGTGGTGCTCGACGAAGCCGCCTTCATGGACCGCGACGTCTGGTTCGAGGTCATCCGCCCCGCCCTGGCCGACAAACAAGGCTGGGCATTGTTCATCTCCACGCCCGACGGCACCGCCAGCTGGTTCTACGACCTCTGGTGTTACGCCGATGAAGGCGACAACGACTGGAGCCGCTGGCAATTCACCACGATCGACGGCGATAACGTCCCACCAGAGGAAATTGAAGCCGCCCGCGGCCAACTCGACGCCCGCACCTTCCGCCAAGAATTCGAGGCGAGCTTCGAAAATCTCAGCGGTCTCGTCGCCGTCTCATTTAACGACGCCAACATCGACAAACAAGTCCAAGACCTACCCGTCCTACCTCTACTGCTTGGCGTGGACTTCAACGTCGACCCCATGTCCGCCATCTGCGCGGTCAAAAAAGGCGACGTGCTCTGGGTCTTCGACGAAATCATCATGCGCGGTGGCGCCACCACCTGGGACCTCTGCGAAGAAGTCCAATCCCGCTACGGCGTCGAGCGCCGCATCATCGCCTGCCCCGACCCCACGGGTGGCGCCCGCAAAACATCCGGCGTTGGCGCAACCGACCACAACATCCTGCGAAAAAGCGGCTTCACGGTCTCCAGCCCCCGAAATCCCTGGAAAATCCGCGACAAAATCACCTGCGTCAACACCGCCCTCCTCGATGCGTCTGGAACCCGCCGCCTCTTCATCCACCCCCGCTGCGTGGAACTCATCAAATCTCTCCGCACCCTTACTTACGCCCCAAACACCGGCCTCCCCAACAAAAACCTTGGCGTCGACCACGCTTTCGACGCCCTCGGGTATTTATGCCTACAAACCTTCAACCTTGCCAAGCCCGAGAACTTGGGCAAGACGAACTATCGTGTGTGGTAAGTAGATCGGATCTACAAGATGGCCGCAAAAAAGCCCACCAAAGCCCAGAAAAAGGTGGAAAAAGTGATGTCTGAGTACAAATCAGGCGCACTGAAGTCGAGTTCCGGCCAAAAAGTGAAGAGCCGCAAGCAAGCCATCGCCATCGCCATGAGCGAAGCCGGCATGGCACGCAAAAAACCCACCAAAAAAGGTAAGAAGTGATGGCTAAACGCGGTCTTTACAGCAACATCCAAGCCAAGCGCAAGCGCATCGCCGCCGGCAGCGGCGAAAAGATGCGTAAGCCTGGAACCAAGGGTGCCCCAACCGCCGGCGCCTTCAAAGCCGCGGCCAAAACCGCCAAAAAACGGAGCAAATAGCCATGGCCGCCGTTGCCACCACCGCCATCGACCATTTCACAAACGTGGTCGAGTTCACTGGCGCCACAATGACCGCCGTGGATCAGTGGATGGAAGTCCACGCCCAATCCAGTAGCTACACCTTCGCCGCAACCGTGACCGGCGGCGCCAACTTTCAACTTGCCCTGGAGTGCAGCTTCAACGGCAACGGCAACTGGTTCACCATCGACAGCAGCAAAACCATCAACTCCAACGGCCAATACGTTTACTTCTACGACGGCAAACCTGCCGCCAAGATCCGTATGCGTATCGCCTCCATCAGCTCTGGAACGCCCAGCGTTGTTCCCCACATTGCCGTCGCATATCACGGCTGATGACCATCCAAACCGTTACGGGCGGCTGTCTACACATCGAAATTGACGGCGAAGAGGGCACCACGCACGCCACCTTCGTCTTCAAAACGCCCCCCAAACCCGAGACTTTGGGCGGCTTCATTACGATGCTGGCACACGGCATCGAAATCCTGGTGCCCATCGCCGACCCCGACGACGAGGAAGACGAAGATGACGATTGAATACCGCGGCGAAAAATTCGCCGGCTACAACCAACCCAAGCGCACACCCAACCACCCGAAAAAATCTCACGTGGTACTCGCCAAAGAAGGCGACCAAGTGAAACTTATCCGTTTCGGCCAACAGGGCGTATCTGGCTCACCAGCACAAAAAGGAGAGTCAGCAGCAGACAAGGCCAGAAGGGCATCATTCAAAGCTCGTCACGCCCAAAATATCGCCAAAGGCAAAATGTCCGCCGCTTACTGGGCAAACAAGGTCAAATGGTGACTACCTACCTTCAACTTTATGAATCCACATTTTCAACTCTTTGACATATTTTCTGAGTCCATCAGCTTTCTCCAAGTGCCAAACATTCCCACTCTTCATGTACTGGCGCATGTGCTCATCAATAGCCCGCAAACACTGGTGAATAACCGGATTCCACGGCTCTCGTACGGGCGTATTCCACTCACGCACGGTAAGGTTGCCGCGTTCACTGCCAAAATAGGTACAAAGTAGGAGTCAAGCCGTGGTCTACAGCGCCAACATCCCACCGACTGGAGCTGTAGTCAGCGAGTCGCCGTTCGTCCGCAGCCTGGACGTAATTGCGATGATGCCGGATTGGCAGGTGATGGCCGCCGTCACCCGCGGCACAAACTATCTACGCGACTTGAGCGAAACATATCTGCCTCAAGAACCCCGTGAAGACGACGATGCATACCAAACCCGGATCGACCGCAGCGTCCTGAGCCCCTACACCAGCCGCCTAATCGAAACCGCCGCCGGCGCCATCCTCCGCAAACCCATCCACATCGAAGGCGACCCCTACTGGCTGGAGCTTGCCCAGAACATCGACGGCCTGGGCTCCAACATCAACGAGTACGCCCGCCGTGCACTGGTAAGCAGCCTGACCTTCGGCCATAGCGCCATCCTGGTGGACTATCCGGCAGCGATGGGTGCCCGCAACTTGGCGGAAGAACGCGCCCAAGGCCGCCGCCCCTACTTCATCCACGTAGACGCCCCCCAGATCTGGGGCTGGCGCCAGGAGAGCACGATGCCCGGCTCCCCACTGGTGCAAGTCCGCATCCACGAGTACACGACCCGCCCCCTCAACGATTTCGGCGAGGAGCAAATCGAGCAAATGCGGGTGATTTACCCCGGCAAATACGACCTGTACACGCTGGGCCAGGACGTGGTTGAGTTCAGCGAAACCGGCGGCTACAGCCTCGACGCCATCCCACTGGTGCCGATCTACAGCAACCGCCGCGGCATGTTGCGCTCCCAACCGCCGTTGCTCGACATCGCCAACCTGAACATCACCCACTACCAGCGCCAGGCCGACCTAATCCACGCTCTGCATATTGCCGCCATGCCCACCCTCGTCCTTGAGGGCTGGGACGACACGACCGGTTCAGCAACGATGGGCGTCAACTACGCCATCGCCATGCAACCTGGCAACAAGGCGTACTACGTGCAAGCCGACGCCACCAGCTTCGACGCCCAAATGGCCGAACTCCAGTCCCTGGAGCAACAAATGTCGACGCTAGGCGTCACCAAACTCTTCGGCCAGAAGTTTGTGGCCGAGTCTGCCGAGGCCAAGCGCATCGACCAAGCTCAATCCAACAGCGTGCTCTCGATCATCAGCCAAGAGCTGGAGAGCGCCCTCAACCAAGCGTTCGGCTTCGCCGCCCAGTACGTGGGCATGGAACCGCCCGAGATCACAATCGACCGCGACTTCGACTACTACCGCCTGATCGGCCAAGACGTTTCTGTCCTTACCCAACTCAACCAGATGGGCAAAATCAGCGACGCCATGTTGCTGGAGATCCTGCGCCGCGGCGAAGTCCTACCCGACAACATCAACATCGAGGACGAACTGGAAGCCTCCACCGAGAACGCACTGGCACTACCGGAAGCCGCCGAAAACAGCGGCGAGGAGGACATGGAAGAGCGCGAAGAGGAACTCAACTCTTAACTGCTAACCTATTACTGTCCAAGTAATACACAACCGTGCCCGAAGAACAGCAAGCAGCAGTCACTCCTGTGGAGCCTGTTGCCCCTCAGCCTGTGGCTGAAAGCTCCGATCTGGCCACCCAACTGGAACTCGTCAAGGCCAAAAACGCCGAGCTAATCGCCGAGCGCCGCAAGGACCGCGAAAACCGCGAAACCCTACAAAAGCAGCTCGACGAAATCAAAGCGGCCCAAGAACAAGCGAAGACTGCCAAATTGGCAGAATCCGGCGAGTACAAAACCCTCTGGGAAGAAGCCCAACAAACTGTTGCCGATCTCAAGCAACAGTTGGCCATCAAAGAAGCCGAAGTTGATCAAATCCGCCAAGGATTTACACAAGAACAAGTGAAATCCGCAGCGATTGCACAGCTCTCCCAGGCTGGTGCACTGGCACCCGATCAGCTGTATCGTCTATTGCAGGAGAACTTACGCGCCAAAGAAGGACAGCCTGTGGCTGTTGTCGGCGGCGTAGAAGTTCCGGTAGGCGAGTATATCGCCAACCTCAAAAATCCCGGCAGTGGTTACGAGCATCATTTCGCCGCAACTAACCGCTCCGGCATGGGTGTCACGGGCAGTGCCCGCGCCACCGCCCTCCCCGGCCAAAGCAACCCGTGGCTAAAGGACTCCTGGAACATCACTCAACAAATGATGATGCTCGCCAAGGATCCCGACAAAGCACGTTTGCTCAAAGCAGAGGCCGGCGCTCAATAGCCCCTGTGGGGCAACTCCCGTAAACCCATTAGGAGCCCACAATGGCTGCTTCTCTCGAAAACTATTCCGGCGGTACATTCCTGTCGGATCTCGTCGCACGTCCCGAGTTCCTTGCTTACACCAGCGAGGGCATCTTCGAGCAATCGAAGTGGATCCAAAGCGGCATCATCCAACGCAACGCTGCCCTGGACGCCCGTAGCGGCGGCACCCGGGTGCGCGTGCCCTTCTTTGATCCCATCAACCCGACCGAAGAGCAAATCCTCTCCTCGGCTGCCTGGGGCACCAGCGGTCTCGGCTATCTGACCCCTCAGAAGTCGACCGCCGACGAGCAGATCATGACGATTCTGCATCGTGGTTTTGCCTACGCCGCCGACGACCTCAGCAAGCTGGGTTCTGGCGCCGATCCTCTGGCCCACGTCCGCAACCAGCTGACCGCCGCCATCAACAAGCTGAAGACCTCCACCCTGAAGTCCCAACTGCTGGGTCTGTTCGGTGGTATTTCTGCTGCTGGCGTGCTCGGCCCCAACCAGGTGGACGCCACCGGCACCACCACCGCCACCGAGGCGAACTACATCTCGGTCGCCAACGTCATCAAAACCAAGAACAAGCTGGGTGAGCGCGGCGAGGAGCTTGACTCCATCGCCATGCACTCCGCTGTGGCTTACTACCTGCAGCAAGTCGGGATGCTGACCTTCAGCACCTCCTCGCTGGCCGCAGCTGGTGCCGTGACCTGGGGTGGCGGTGGCGTGGGTATCACCCAGCCTGAAGTCGCCTACTTCGCCGGTCTCCGCGTGGTGATCGACGACCAGCTGACCTACCTGACCGGTGGTACCGCCACCCACCTGGTGAAGTACCCGGTGTACCTGTTCAAGTCCGGCGTGGTGTCTGAGGGCATCCAGCAGGACCTGCGCCTGGCCGCCGACCGCAACATCCTGTCCATGCAGGACGTGATCGCCGTGGATTACCACTACGGCTTCCACATCACCGGTACCAAGTGGGCCAGCGGCACCGACAACCCCACCAACGCCACGCTGACCACCGTCGGCAACTGGAACCTGGTGTTCGCTACCACCAAGATGGTGCCTGTGGCCCGTCTGCTGGTGAACACCCCGTTCGACGTGAGCGTCTACTGATAGGCAGTGACCAAAAGGAAAGGGGCTCTTCGGAGCCCCTTTTTTCTTACTCGTCGATACCCAACCGCATCTTTTCTTGTCGGGCAAAACCCTCAACCGAGTCAATCACCATCTTGTACGACTGGAGAATCGCCTGATTCACCAGCACATACGAGACCTGCAACTTCTCGCAAATCTCAAGACCATTAACCCCAGCCTCCTGGAGCGCCTTGATCTCTTTGGCAACAACGCCCCAGTCACGAACTTTGCTGAAGTCATAAGCCTCAGCAACCTTGGTCTCCTTGACCTCTTGCGGTTCTAGGCTGGCTTCTGCAGCAGCTTTACGCGGAGTCATGAAAGTAGTCCGGCTTTTCGTACTACAGGATAACTGCCGCTCGTTTATTGATGTCCCATACGGCCAACACACCGAAATCCAAGCCGACCTTGAAATGCAAGGCGCAAACGTTTATCACGCCGCTCTACTGAGCAGTCCACCCAAGCGAAGACCTCGCTGGAGCGAGGCTACACTTAGACAAAGGATGTATTAAACCGTGCCAGCCGCGATCGACGCCACTTTGAGCGGGGCTTCGGCCAACTCGTACGTGACGCTGGCGGCGGCCAACACCTATTTCGAGACGGTCCCCAACAGCAGCACGTGGACCGATAAAACCGACGATCAGAAAAACCGCGCCTTGATCTCGGCCACCCGCTGGATCGACGCCCTGAGCTTCTACGGTGATCGCTGCACCACGACCCAAGCACTCAAGTGGCCACGTGAGGACTACACGGTCGACGGCATCGACCTGGCCTGCACACTCATCCCGGACGGCATTAAAACCGCCACCTACGAGCTGGCACGCGCTCTCGCCAACGACACCGACGCCATCACTGGCACCACCGGCACCACAGGCATCTACGACGAAGTGGAACTGGGCGAACTCCGGGTCAAGTACAACAAAACCAGCCAAACCAGCGGCGTCATCAACAACGTCTTTGACGTCTACCCCTGGCTCCAGACCTACCTAGGCCCCTACTGCATGGGTGGTGCGGCCAACTACGCCGTCCGCCTGTTCCGAGGCTGACATGGGCCTGATCGACGACACATTCGCCTCCATCCCCACCGGCATCCTTGCCGACTGGGGCCAAACCATCACGTACATCAAAACCGCCACACCCCGCACCTACGATCCCACCACCGGCAACGTCACTGGCGCCGACACCAACGTCACGCTGAAAGGCGTCATCACACGCCTTACGCCCCGCGAATCCGAGGGCCTGTACCAAACCACCGACCTTAAGGTGATCATCGGCAACAGCGAGCTTGGAACGTATTACCCAACCGAAGCCGACCGCATCCAGTACACCCAGGCTGGCGTCACCCGCGAGGCCAAGATCATCTCGATCACCAGCTACCGCGGCGACAATCCCGTCATGCACACCCTGATCGTGAGGCCCCAGTAA